TATATGGTGGACTTCCCTCAAACAAAATTACTGCAATAGCAGGTGAATCTGCAACAGGTAAAACCTTTTTTGCACTAGGTATGGTTAAACAATTCCTAGAAGACAACAAGGATGCCGCAGTAATTTATTTTGAATCTGAATCTGCAATATCGAAAGATATGATTGAAGACAGAGGAATAGACTCTACAAGAGTTGTTATAGTTCCCGTTGTTACAGTCCAGCAGTTCAGAAATCAAGCAATCAATATACTTGATAAGTATATGGAAACCCCAAAGGACAAACGTCCACCAATGATGTTTTGTTTAGATTCACTTGGTATGTTATCAACAACCAAAGAAATCGAAGACACTGCAGAAGGTAAAGAGACCAAGGATATGACTCGTGCTCAAATCACCAAAGGTGCATTTAGAGTATTGACGTTGAAACTAGGTCGAGCAGGTATCCCTATGATTGTTACAAATCACACATATGATGTGATTGGTTCTATGTTCCCTCAAAAAGAAATGGGTGGTGGTAGTGGACTCAAGTACGCTGCATCATCAATTATCTATCTCTCTAAGAGAAAGGAAAAGGAAGGAACGGAAATCGTTGGTAATATCATTCACTGTAAGAATGCAAAGTCAAGATTGACTGTTGAGAACAGAGTGGTTGATGTAAGGTTATCATACGACAAAGGGTTAGACAGGTACTATGGTCTATTAGACATGGCACTTGCACTAGGTGTATTTGAGAAAGCATCTACAAGAGTTAAACTTCCAAATGGTAAAACCGAATTTGGTAAGACGATTAATAATAACCCCGAGAAGTACTTCACACCCGAAGTGATGGAAAAATTAGAACAAGTAGCACAGGAATACTTTAAATATGGAAACACGAATAGAACAGACAATTCTGAAGAATCTGATTCAGAGTGAAGAGTTTACACGGAAGGTCATCCCGTTCATAAAGGACGAGTATTTCACCGACCAAACAGAGAGGACAGTATTTACAGAAGTAAAGGATTACTTTGACAAATACACCAAAGCACCAACAGTCGAAGCACTTCTCATAAACCTTGATAACAATACCTCGTTAAACGAGAATGTGGTAAAAGGTTCTAAGACAATAGTTGATGCAATTGGAAAATCCAATGAACCTACTCCATCCGAATGGTTGGAAAACGAAACTGAACAATGGTGTAAAGATAGAGCAATCTATATTGCAGTCATGGATAGTATCGAGGTCATTGATAAGAAGTCTCAGAGGTCAACAGGTGAAATACCCGAACTCCTTAAGGATGCACTTTCCGTGTCCTTTGACGTGTCAATCGGACACGACCAAATTGAAGATAAGGATGCAAGATTTGAATTCTATAATACGGAAGAAGAGAAGTTACCTTTCGATTTAGAATACTTCAATAAGATTACTAAGGGTGGATTACCCAACAAGACACTCAATATCTGTTTAGCAGGTACGGGTGTTGGTAAGTCATTATTCATGTGTCACATGGGTGCAAGTCATTTGATGATGAACAAGAATGTTCTTTACATCACAATGGAAATGTCAGAGGAAAGGATTGCAGAGAGGATTGATGCAAACATCATGAATGTCCCAATGCAAGACTTACCCGAAATGTCTAAGAAGATGTTTGATAAGAAGATTGATAAGATTGCAGAGAAGACTAAAGGTAGATTAATTGTAAAAGAATATCCTACTGCATCTGCACATGTCGGTCACTTCAGACATTTACTACAAGAACTTGATATCAAGAAAGATTTCAAACCCGATATCATATTCATAGATTACCTAAACATATGTGCATCACATAGGATTAAGCCTGGTGCTGGTGCAAACTCTTATACACTTGTTAAGAGTATTGCAGAAGAACTTAGGGGACTTGCAGTAGAGTTTGATGTACCAATCATGAGTGCAACACAAACAACACGAAGTGGTTATGGTTCTACTGATATTGAACTAACAGATACTTCAGAGTCATTTGGATTACCAGCAACTGCAGACTTAATGTTTGCATTGATTACATCCGATGAGTTAGAAGAGTTAGACCAGTTAGTAGTTAAACAGTTGAAGAATAGATACAATGACCCAACCATATTCAAAAGGTTTGTCATAGGTATTGATAGAAGTCGTATGAAGTTGTATGATTGTGAACAAGAAGCTCAAGAAGAATTGATTGAGTCTGCAGTGAATGATGATGTTCCTGTATTTGATAGAGGAAGAAATGACGGACAGAAAAGAGATTTCAACGATTTTAAAATATAAGTTAGGTTATCCGTTTGCAATATTCAGTGTTGATACCACAAAGATTGACACTTGGGTTGAAACACTAGACTTAGATACATTTGTGACAGATGAGTTTACACATAGTTTATGCAGAACATCCAATGGAGTTGAAGATAATTTAAAGATAAATTATGCACCATTGTTGGAAATTGTTGGAGAATATGTTCATCAGTACATAGATGAAATGAGACCTATGTGTGAGATTGATGTCGAAATGGAACACCCATGGGTTAACATTTATGGTCACAACGGGTTTCAAGATTGTCATGACCATCAAGGGCCAGGTGATAATGATTTCTCATGGTCTTATGTTCATGAAAGTGGAAAGTCATCAATAATTTTTAAGAACAGAAATGCAACCAATAGTGACATGAATCTGATACATCTTTTAGACGAGTATAAAGACCAATTTGAATATGTACCTAGTAAGAAAGAGAAAGGAACATTGTATGTATTTCCTTCATCCATATTACATGCAGTCACACCTAACAAATCTAAGTTATTTGACCGAATAACATTTACAGGGAATATTAAAATAAATAGAATCTAAAAAACCCCTTGTCAGTGAGTGTCTTTTTTATGTATAATACAAGTATGAAAAAATTAATAACAATATTAACAGTAGGACTACTCACAGCATGTGGTGGTGGAAGTTCAGTAACACCAATAGAACTACAAACATTAACAACGACTGGTGGTAATCCACCTATGGGTTCATCCCCTATATTGACCACTGTAGTCATTGATGGATATGTAGAAGGTGCAAATGTCTTCATAGATATGAATTGGAATCTAACTCAAGATGAGGGAGAACCAAGTGCAGAATATGATAGTGATACACAATCTTACTTCTTTACGGAATCCCAATTTAGTGCAGTCAATAACTTTTCAACAACGAACTGTTCATTGAATAGGCCTAGGATTGCAGAAGTACCGATAGGTGCATATGACTCGGAACGTGGATATGTAGAAACTGCATATACAATGAGTTATTATCCACCCACATATAATCAGAATAGTGGACGTGCAAATGTGACACCATTCACTACATTGTTTGCAGAATATGTCACTGATGCATTACAAGGTGTCAGTATAACAGTTGCAGATAGTTGTGGGTCAACTGCAGATACTGTTTCACAAACAGTTATAGAAAAGGTAGACAGTGTTCTATACGACCTCTATCAAAACTTTAATCAATCAGCAGACCAATTGTATTCAGACTTTATTGCAAGTGGTGATACAGAATTACAAGCAATAGGAGAAAGGATTGTAGACTTCTTAGGAACTATTAACAAGGTTGCAGATGTACTAGAAGACGAATACAATCTTCCTATGTTATCAACCCTAAATCCCGAATTAATATCTACCATTCTAAATGGAACAGAGTTCTCTACCATTACATTCAATCTAATGAATGAAACAGTAGGTGAACAAGTAGATGATGATTTTAGATTTCAGAGACGACATTTGTTCTATAACATTGTTGCAAATGACCAAGGTCAAATACTAGATTCAGACGGAAATCCTATTGTAATATCTTCGACTACATTAAGTGAAGTTGCAGATACATCTATATCAGAAAACTATGAATCAATAGGAAATACTTTTGAAACACCAGTTATCATTGCAATAGAAGTAATCAATGGTGTATCCGATAGTTATATAAGATTCTTATCGGGTAATGGACATCTTGCTTACACTATAAGAGGAGACATGAGATTCGTTCAAAATGTTGTTCCTACAGAATCTGATTTTGAAATACGAATGAATAATACAAACAACACATACTATGATTATGACCTACTTGGTCTTATGTCATATAGAGATGTGTATACCATACAGAACATTTACACCGAACTTAATCAACTATCCACTGTAATGTCAAGTTATGACACACTTACATACTTATTGTATAGTGGGGACTTAATTCAATACAATGAAAATAACCATGCATATACCAATGGCCCTTCAACAAGGGAAACATGTGAGGTTTTCCAAGGTGCATCAGTCACAACTTACTATGATACTGAGGGGTATAATATTTGTTCTAATAATATGCAATAAATAGATATACATTATGAAGAAGAACCTCAAGTCTAGTGACGTAATCAGTGCTTTAACTGATAAAATACAGTTGAAGAAAGACTTACGCGTAGCAAAAAAACAAGACGATTCCAAAAAAACTGCTCAAATTTCTAAACAGATTGCAAAAATCGATAAGAAACTCCACTCGATACCATTGAAAAAATCCTAAATAAAGGTATACATTTAGGAGATACTCATGGCATGGGCAGATGAAATAGCAGGTCACAATGAACTTATTGCTGATATGCAAAGACAAAAAGACTGGATTAGTGGTGTAAGCCGTACATGGTTTGTCGGAGAGACAACAGAACCAATAGAAAGAACAGCAGATGGTGCTGTCGGATATTGTAATGCATGGAGAACTGCAAACCCTTCAGCAACAGCAGAAAGTGACCCAGCAGGATACGAACTTTGGGATTACTGGATTAATGGTCAGATGGGTAGTGGTTCTGAGTCTAAAACCAAAGACGAAGTTGTAGTTGAATTAACCAACGGAATAGCATCTATTACTGCAGATAGAGATGCTTTACAGGCAAAAATAGACAACGGAGACGTTGACGCAGGTTAACACACCTTTTCAATTCTTATAAATAGTAGATACAGAGAGAGTATTTACTATGGCAGTCAAAAACCTACATTTAGAACATCTAGAAGACGAAATCATTAATAATGGTATCGATGGTGGTCGTGCAGCCATAAACTTCCTACAGGGTCTTAGAGACATGATGAAAGGGAAGTCTAAGAAAGGAGTAAACATGACTGTTAAGTGGGACGGAGCTCCTGCTATCTTTTGTGGAAAACATCCCGAGACTGGTCAATTCTTTGTTGCAAAGAAGTCCCTATTCAATAAAGAACCTAAGTTCTATACATCCGAACAACAAATTAAAGATGCACCCGAATTGGGTGGTGCATTAGAGTCTAAGTTCTTAGATTCATTCAAGTACTTGTCTGCACTATCATTTTCTGATGTCTTACAGGGTGACTTAATGTTCACTGATGATAAGAAGATGCAGAAGATGGACAATGGAAACTTCGTCACATTCCAACCAAACACAATCATGTATGCAGTAGATATCGAGTCAGACCTCGGTAAAGAGATTGCAAATGCAAAACTAGGAATAGTATTCCACACTACTTACACTGGTGATTCAATAGAAAATCTAAGTGCATCATTCGGTGCAAACACATCTAAGTTAGGACATAGTAAAGATGTATGGGTAGATGATGCATCATATAAAGATGTCAGTGGTAAAGGTTCAATGACTGCAAAGGAAACACTTAAGTTAACACAAACACTTTCCATGACAGGTAAACAGTTCCATCAAATCAAAAGACCAACACTACAGAAGTTCATGAAGGTACAAGAGACTATTGCAAAGAAAGGTGCTGGTGCAACTTACAAGACCTACTGTAATACACTAATACGACAAGGAAAGTTTAACCCAACATACGCAGGTTATATGAAACACTTTGAGAACTATTGGAGAGACAAGGTAGTTGCAAAGGTTAAGATGGAAAAGACTAAACAAATTAAGAAGGAAATCGGAGAACAACTTTATAATGAACTCAGAAGTATGAAGAAGTTCATAGAGGCACTTACATCATTTATGCTACACTTAGTGGTAGCAAAACAACTTATTATCGTTGCATTAAATAGAGTGAAATCAATAGGTACTTTCGTAAAGACCTCAACAGGATTTCAAACAGTCAACCCTGAAGGTTATGTTGCAATTGATAATGATGGTAAGGCAGTCAAGTTGGTAGACCGAATGGAATTCTCACTAAATAACTTTACAGTTGCAAAGGATTGGGACAAATAATAATGAAAACATTCAACGGATTTATAACAGAAGCAAAGAAACCTAAAGGTGCAGTGTTTACCTTTGGTCGTTTCAATCCACCTACAACAGGACATGCAAAGTTAGTTAAACAATTACAAAAAGTTGCAAAAGGATTTGATGTATTACTATTCACTTCACACTCCAATGACCGAAGAAAGAATCCCCTAACACATAAACAAAAGATATCATACCTCAGAAAATTCTTTGGTAAGATTGTTGTCGACTCTACAGTAAGAACTGTATTCGATGTTGCAAATCAATTACAACAACAGAAGTATACTCACGTAAGGATGGTAGTTGGTTCAGATAGAATTAGAGAATTTGAAACACTACTAAACAAATACAACGGAGTGAAAGCACGTCATGGTTTCTATAAGTTTGAAAGTATAGAAGTCGTATCAGCAGGGGAAAGAGACCCCGATGCAGATGATGTCAGTGGAATGAGTGCATCAAAACTTCGTGCATATGCAGAACAAGGAGACTTTGATAACTTTAAAGTTGGAGTCCCGTCAAAGAATGCATCAGATATTCAGAGACTATACAAAGACATTCGTAAAGGAATGGGTATCATGGAGTCAACACTACCCGACTATATGAATGAAGATTTAATTACAGAGGGTGTTTATGACCCAGGCATCTTCAAAGCAGTTTTCCTAATGGGTGGGCCAGGAAGTGGTAAGTCAACAGTAGTAAATAAACTATCTCTTAAGGCAATGGGTCTTAAGTTGGTAAACACTGATAAAGCATTTGAAAATGGATTAAAGAAAGCAGGACTTGGTCTTGATTTAAGAAACATGGATGCAAAGGACAGAGACCCTATCCGTGCAAGAGCAAAGACTATTACTGCAAAGAATATGTCTGCATACATAAGAGGTCGTTTAGGAATGGTATTCGACACTACTAGTGCAAAGGCAGGTAAGATTGCAAAATATAAGAAACAGTTAGATGCACTAGGATATGAATACAAAATGATATATGTAAGTGCATCATTAGATAATGCACAAGCAAGAAACGAAAAACGTGCAAGAAAACTACCACCTGAGATTGTAAAACAAGATTGGGATGCAGCTCAAAAGAATGCACAACAATTTAAAAAAATGTTTGGTAAAGAATTCCTTGAGATTACAAATGATGACGATTTAAAATCTTTAGAAAGTAAAACAACAAAAATTTCAGGTAAACTTATATCATGGAGTTCTAAGTTTCCTAACAATAAACTTGCAACAAACTGGAAAGATTCAGAATTGCAGAAGAAAAAGAGATAAATAGTAGTATGATGACTTTTAGACAACTATTTGAACGGGACTATAAGAAGGAGTATGAAAACTACCATTCTAAACCCGAACAAAAGAAACGTAGAGCTGCAAGAAATGGTGCAAGACGTATTCTAAAAGATAAAGTAGGTATAAAGGGAAAGGATGTACACCATAAAGATAACAACCCTATGAACAATGACAGAACAAACCTATCTATTGTATCAATGAAATACAACAGAAGTGAACCAAGGAAACGAAATGCCTGAAGATTACAAACCAAGTAAACATGAAAGAGGAACAGATGAAGGTCGTAAATGGGCTCAAGAATTCACGCCTGGTCAGTCTGTTGACAGTTTTATTAAAGAAGACATCAAACGACAAAAAGATTTCTCTGCAAAAACATTCAGTCAAGTAGTAGGTAATCCACTAGAAGGTTATCCATATAACGAAGAGATGCAAGTCAATGAAGTTGCACAAGACAAAGATATAGAAGACAAAGAAGGAACACAACCAGCAAAATATCATAAAGGTCTATCAAAATCAACCAAACAAAAAAGAGATGCACACTTCAAAGCAAAGAAGAGTGGTGAGGCACCTGGCGATGCAGATGCAGAAACTAAACCATCTAAACATACTGTAAAAGCAAAACAGATGTTCGGAGAAGACAGTGGTCTTCAGGCAAAAGCAGACAAGTCAGGAATATCAAAAGGTATCTTACAAAAGGTTTACAACAGAGGATTAGCTGCATATAAAACAGGACATAGACCAGGCACTACTGCACCTCAGTGGGCAATGGCACGTGTTAATTCTTTTATCACTAAAGGTAAAGGAACTTGGGGTGGTGCAGACCAAGACCTTGCTAAACAAGCAAAAGGTAAATCTGAAGAAGTAGAAGAAGCATGTTGGAATGGTTATAAACAAGTTGGGATGAAGAAGAAGGGGAACAAGGAAGTTCCAAATTGTGTTCCTGAAGCAAACACTATGGGTAATGTTAAAAAAACATTATCAAAAATTAAAGGGTTATCTTCAGACCAATTAAAAACTTTACTAACAATACCTCAAAGTCAACTTCAAGTCATTGCACAACAGTTATCTTCATTAGTAATGGGTGAAGAGATACATGAGTCTCAAATAGAAAAACACTTACCTCAGTTAGATGAAGTCATGTCAATGCAGACACGTCTAAAGATGAAGAAAGCATTCAGAAAGAACAAACATAAGATTGCAATTGGAAGAAAGAAGGCTGCAAAAAGAATGGTGTTAGACCCTAAGAAGATTGAGAAACGTGCAACTAAAGCTGCAAGAAAGGTATTAGAGAAGAAGTTTCTTAAAGGTGCAGATAAAAACTCACTAGGACATGCTGGTAAAGCTGCACTAGAGAAAAAGATTGAGAAGAAAAAATCAGTAATCGCAAAGATTGCTCGTAAACTAAAGAAAGTTATCCGTAAGAAAGAGGCAATGAAGTTCAAGAAGAACAAAGAAACTTGGGATAAAGCAGGTAAGGACTTAAAGAATAAAAAATAATGAAAACATTTCACCAATTAGCAATCACTGAAACACTAGAGACACTTCAAAAGGAAGGAACTAACCTACTGGACAATCCGTTCAGGTTGGGTTCTGCAATGTACTTTGAGGTAATCAATGAAGCAAAGAAGTTGGTTGCAGAACAAAGATATAGACTAACTGAAGTCGATAGACAAGTTATAGAAACAAACCTAGGAGAATTCGATGTCCATGAAGGAAACTATGTACCACTTGATTGTCCTATGATGGTCGAAGAAGAAGAGAAGGGTGAAGACAAACCAATCGGTAAACCTAAAAAAGGTGGCCCTAAAAAGTTTTATGTGTATGTTAAAGATGGTGATAAGGTTAAGAAAGTCACATTTGGAGATACATCAGGTCTATCAGTTAAATTTAAAGACCCAAGTGCAAGGTCATCTTATGTTGCAAGACATAATTGTGACACTGCAAATGACAAGACAACACCAGGCTATTGGAGTTGCAGACTACCAAGATATGCATCACAACTCGGTTTGAGTGGTGGTGGGTCGTTTTTTTGGTAGACTAAATATCAGTGTAGGAGATTTATTATGAAGAAATTATACCATACTTATGCAATGGATGAAAGATATGCAGAAGTATTCAAGTCAGATTTAGGTTTTGAAGTAGACCTTTACGAAAACAATACATTACTAGAGACTAGAGAAGTCCATGACAAATCAGAAGGATATGCAGAAGATGTTGCAGAAAACTGGGTCGGTGGAATGTTTGACATAGAACCTAAAGAAGGTAGTTTCTATGGGTACAATGAAAAGAATGACAACTACTACCCTGGCTTAGATGACTAAACCATACGAAGAAATTGTAGAACAACACGGAACAGGAACAAAGTTTGTTATAAGAACTTTTGACGAGTCCGTAGATAGTGATGAACTAGTGTGGCATAGGGATAGAGAATCCCGTCAAGTTCATGTATTATCAGGAAAAGGATGGGAATTGCAACATGATGATGCATTACCCATAGAATTAAACATTGGAAAAGACTACTATATTCCTGAAATGACCTACCATAGGTTAATAAAAGGTGAAGATAACTTAGTGGTTAGAATTAAAATTACATAAATAATATCATGAGTTATAAATCAGAGAACTGGCAAGATAAACTAGCAGAAGTTAGGAACAGTATTGTTTCTAAGGAAGGTTCTGTTGAAAAAACTGCAGACGAAATCATCAACGAAGAGATTGAAGCAGAACTTAAATCATTCTTTGCAGAAGAACCTGTAGAACTGGATGAGATTCAACAAAAAGAAGTTGATGCATTAAAGAAATTGTCAAAGGACATGCAAGCAGTTCTAAAAGGTTATCAAAAGATTGCTGGAATGGGTGACAAAGAACTTAAGAACACAAAGTATAATAAAGATTACGAAGCAGTTCTTAAAGCAAGAGATGTCATCTTACAACTGATTGGTAAAGTAAACACTCAAAAGATTTTGAATAAAGAAGAAGTAGTAGTGGTAGAAGAGAAACTTTCACTAGAAAAGACTATTACTAAACTTACAGAAAAAAATATGTTAGGTAGACTTGCAAAGTCAATGGAACTTAACGAAGACAACAAGGATAAACTATTTAACTATTTCGATAAAGGGGAATTAAAACAATGAGTATACAAGATTTAACACTAGGGTTGGTAGAAACTGCAAAGAGAATTGCAGAAGATTCAGCTGCATATAAGAAGTTTTTTAACGATTCACTAAAGAAATTTGGTGTGACATCTCCTGAAGAGTTATCTGCAGAGAAGAAAAAAGAATTCTATAACCACATCGATGCAAACTGGAACTCAGATGATGAGCCTGGTTCAGATGGTAAAAAAGATAAACCTAAAAAAGACGTTGATGAAGGTAAAGGAATGCCACCTTGGTTGAAGAAAGGTAAGAAAGACGACAAAGACTCTGAAGACGAAGACGAAGTCAAAGAAGAAAAAGATGACGAAGACGAAGAAGACGAGGAAGAAGTCGAAGAAGGTCTTAATGCTGGATACAACAATTCTAGTAAAGAAAAG